GCAATCGCTGTTTATTCAATTCCCACGCCGCGCTAACGGACGCATCCGGTAATAGAATTCCATACGATTTTAGCACCTCCAACGAACCAATCATACGCGGTTCGGCGGGGGTATCTGTAAGTGCGGAAGCAAACCAAGCCCATTCCTTCAACCAGGTTGATTTGCCTGTTTTTTGTCTCACCACATATTGAGGGGCGCTATCGCTGGATGTACCCAGCTTGCCCTGTTCAATAAGTGCGTCAATTGCCTTGCGGTATTTATGCGACCTTTCCAGCTTCGCAACATACCAACGTCCTACCTCGTCATCCCCAAATTCGGAAATGCTCCCGATAACCGGCGAGGCTTTGAAGTCCGGGTCTTGCGCGTGATCCCACGTCAGCGGGCGGATGGACTTTCCGAGTTTATCATCCCAAAAATTCGTTCGCGGCGTGAAATATTCCTGCTCAATATCGGTTAATTTTTCGCTGCCCCATAAAAATGTATAGCCTTTGATCGTATCAAGCGCGACATACTTCACCGCCATGTCAGGGACTTCAACGCCCAGCGATTTACAATAACTCAAATTCAATAAATCCACACTCTTTTCCTGTGCTTCCGGTTCGTTGGCATATAACGCCCGCATCTGTGCTTCCGCCTTTGCGCGGCTGGCATGGCTGCCGTGTACCTTTCCGGTATCACTGTTTACCACATTGAACTTATTTCCTTCGCTTTCGATTTTGTATGGCATAATCATCACCTATTCATGGAAATACACAAGCGCAAGGATTTTTACGCCATTCAGCGTTCCGGCGGGGGTGTATAAATTGCTTTTTATATCTGTACTCGCAACGAAAGTACCTGCATCGGTAGAACCATCGAAAAGCGTTTTATAAACATACGAAGCGTTATACACCTTATGCGGAATTCCAAGAACGTTCTGAGTACCAACGCGAACCTTATCGCCTGCGGATGTAAGGACGGGAACAACAATGTTAGTCACGGACTTAAACGCAACTGTACCATTTACGGCGTTAGCCTCATTCAGCGCAATGGTTTCACTTATTACTGCGCCGGCAGCGTCCGTGCCATTGATAACCACGTTCCCAGCCTCTGACGCTGCATTACCTTTTATAAGCAGGGCGCGGGGAAAATCCGGTTGCGTAATCGCGGTTGTGATCGTTTGCGATGATGTTGACAAGCTGATGTCGGCGTGAATGGCAGTGTTCGTTCCAAGCGCCGGTGCGATCCTGTATTGATAGGGGATAAGAACGCTTTGAGTAGCATTAGGAATGACCGGGGCGGCATCTTCCGCTTTTACTGCGCCATTGATTATCAAGGTCATTTTACACATTCTCCAATAACACGGTTAATCCCCATGTGTTCGTGTCCGTGTTCGTAAACGCAACAGCCAGCGCGTCGGCATTTACAAGATACAAATCGTTGGACGGCATCCAGACGTAATCAGTCACGCCCGCCATACCCTGAGAATTCAATATAGTATCGTATGACGATCCAGCACTTGAATCGAATGTAACCGTTACAGATTCGGCGGTTGTCGGGGCGGCAGAAAGATGGAGCATTACCGCAAGAATACGATACCCGTCACCTGGTGAAACGGTTTCGGACAATGCCGCTGCGCCCGTTCCGTAATATTTTACAATCCTTCCCGCATTAGTTGAGACAGTTGTCATTGATTCTCCATAAAAAAAACCGCTGACACAAAACACGGGGAATTCCCGTATCTTATGCCAACGGCTATCAAGTCGTTATCCGGCTGGGTAGGTGCTACGCTGGTCTCGCGTTCCTTACCTATGACGATATTACTACTATTTTAGTTCCTTGTCAAATAAAAGAAACCCGGTTTTATCAAGACGGCGCAGTAATAGAAGCAAGTCTGATATTTCGCGCTCGCTTTTTGTCTGCTCTTCCAAAAACCAAATCAAGAATGCTTCGGTCTGGCAATCTTCCGCTTCTTCTGCGATATAGTTCAACGTCCTGATCGCCTCTGTCGTTTGTCGCTCGCGCTGTAATGCCGCTTCAAAGTAATCAACCAGGTTGTCACCCGAAGGACACTGGCAACCTTCCAGCGCGGCAAAGACGGGGACGCCAAAACGGTCTATGATGTATGCGGTGATTTTGTCGGCGTGTTCCCTTTCCTCATTCGCTGACTTCTTCATCCATGCCGCCGATCCTGCCCAATTTACCACGTCCAGCGCGGCAGATAGCGCGTCATAAATCGCGGCGTTTTGCCGTTCCATCGTCAACTGTTCATTAAGTACCTGTATGATTGTGTTCATAGTCCTTTATCCTTTATCAATTTTCCAATCCATTTTTCAAATATATCACGGATTTGTTTTACTTTCTTGCCAGCAACTACTTCTAATTGCATCCATCCTATACGCGCCATTGCCCTGGCTTGCATCCTGCCATTAACCCATTTTGCATAACTGGCATCATTGTAAATCTTTATGCCAAGTGGGATGGGCTTGGTTTGCCAGCGCGAACCAAGACGTTCGGAATTTCCAAGATTGCCACCTGCCAATTGTGTACCACGTCCTCGAATATAATACGGCGGCGGGGGTTGGTTGGCTGACGTGCCAGGGGGATAGCGCCTCAATCCTTGTGTATCCAATATTTCCGCGGCAATTTCAAGACCGCCAGCATTGATATATCTCGGCAAATCGTTTTTGACAATTTGTAAATTTCGCTTAACTTTATCCAAGTTCCTTACTTGTACGTTTATCATATCCTTGTCCTTACAGATGTCCAACATCTGCAATTCACATGTGCGGGCGGGTTGTCAATGCCCATTTCAAAATCCTGATCTATTGGGACTTCCGTTCCATCCAGGGGAGCGCAAATATCACATACCAAATCATCAACGTTTGTAAACCACTGTTTTACAACCGGGACATCCTTCCACTGCTTTTTCAATGCTTCCCCCGCCAATTGATTACCTTTTGCGAATGCCCTTGTAATTTCAGTAATGGCAATCCGCAGGGCGCGCATTTCTCCGAATGTCGGTTCGAGCATATCCATCACGTCCCTTATGGATATACCTGCCGTTGATAAGAATGTTGAAACTGCCGTCCTTACGGCGTCCGCCGTTGTTGCGTCCAGTCCCATCAGCCACCTTGTAAAATAATTTCTTATGTATTCAATAGCAAATCGGCGCGGTTCGTCATAATCAACATCAAGATTAGTTTGCTCATCAAATAAATCAATGCCTTTCAATACCGCTTCCAAAAACATCATGTAAAGCGCGGCATTGTCCTCCTCGTCGTATATTTCAATTCCCCAATCTTTAGCCGGGTATCTTTCCTCCAATATTCTTTTCACCTTGCGCCGGGCGTGTGACAGACGTTTCAAGATGACGGTTTTTAATCTTTCCTCCATTTCGTTCTTTATCTTCAATCCCGGTTCGCGCTTATCCCTTCCTTTTGTTTCCGCGATCCATCGCGCCCGCCCTGAGAGAAGCGGGATAATGTCGGGATAGCACTTGGCTACGATCCTCACAATATCATCTTTAATCATGGTATTTATTCCAATACATCAACAGCGCAACGGCTAATTCTTCTTCTTCCTTCGCTTCCTTTTCCAGTAATTCATCTATCCTGTTCCGCAGCCTGCCGTTATCGTCCAGTGTATACGCGGCAATAAGCTTGCCGCCGCCATATCGCAATTGACTTACAACAGGTGCAGGGGTTGGCGCAGACGCTTCCTCCTGCGGCAATTCGCCAAGCGCAAGATTGCCGAGCGCATCGAATATCATCTATCCTCAATCGTAAAAGTCCCATCTGACAACCGCCGTACAATTGCCTTGCTGCTGCGCTGCGGCGTCGTGATATTCACGGATGGAACGCTGTCAGGGAGGACATTCGTGACAGACGGAACAGGTACGCTTATATTTATGTCGGGCGTCTCAAAACTAATTTGCGGCTGGCTTGCCAATTTGTTTATGGCATCCGCCAGGACACGCAATTCTGATTTATATGCCGTTTCAGTAATGCCAAACTCGCTGAGTAACGCTTCCTGCTCGGCATTGTTGTGGTACTTGAAATCATAAGTTCCAATGTCGGAAGATTTCCCCTCTTTAATGCGCTGCTTTGCAAACTTGCGGAATTTCCGTTCCTCCTCGTCCTTTGCGTCCTGTTCAGCCTGTTTCAGTTTGTCGGGGATGGGGGCTTCGTTTTGGTTGAACGGTGATGCTCCAAACGGGGCAGCATCTTCGGCAAAATCATCACCCTCCTCTACCGGCGGCGCACCGAATTCTTTACGCGCTTCGTTCTTTGTTGCCAATTTGGATTTGTACAAATCAACACCCCGCTTAACCTGCGCGTCCCGATCCTCTTTCAAGGCATACACGTCGGACAAGTCGAATTCAACATAAAAATCATCCGGGTTACCTTCGTACACTTTGATAAGTTGCGTGCCGATTGCATTGGCGTCGTTCCGCCATGATGGGATAACCCAATCATAATACCAATCCTGCTGCGCCTGCTTTTTATTATTGTAGCTTGACACATCCAGCCCGGCGCGGGCATCTACTACGATGGGCGAGATGTTGAAAGCATTACATATTCTGCTTTCCGTTCTTGCGTCCAGTTCACCGAACATCATGTCCCGGAAGTTCATCTGCATTGGCGAATAAGTCGCCCCCTGCCCAAGTATCAGCGGGTCACTCCAATTCTCCGCGCCGCCGTGCTGTGACCTCCATAGCCTTCTGTAATTCTCCGCCTGCGCCACGTCAATCGTTTGGGCAATGCTCACCATCCCGGCAAATTTCGCGCCGTTCTTTACAAAGTCATTCAAAAAGAATGTCATTGCATTGTCCACCTCCACCATGCTGAACGCCTCCATAAGCGGGGAACGGAAGCGAACGCGGTCTGAAAGTGGGTCGAAGTTTTCACCGTCACTAAAGAATAAAATCTTCGGGCGCTCCTGCTCATCTACAAATGGAATATCCATCGGCTGCAAGCCGTATGGCTGATAGCGTATGGCTCTCAATGGCTGTTGCTGCCCGCGCAAGAACGAACAGAAGTATGGCGTCATATACCAAAACGCGAGGATTTCCCCGTTATTGCTGTATTCGATTTCGTAGGCGCAAAACCCAGCAATATCCTTCGTGATCTGCGTCATCATTTCCATTAATTCCCAAGTTATGTGAGGGGCTGGGTTCGGGCTATTGAGACGCAACACAAGCGGGTGATTTATCATTTCCTCATCGTCACCATTTTCAATATCCCGCATAACCCTTACCCGCGCCTGCGCCTTAGCCATTGCCCGTTTCTGCATGACAGCATAAACAAATTCATTTTTTCTATACCCGCTGTTCGCCAATGTGTAGGCACTTGGGACAATGTACGCGGGTGCGGAAACATCAATAGGATTGTAATAGGAAGCATACGCCCCGCCAGGGCGCATTTGTATCTGCGCCCCTGCTGGTTGAATATATTGTTGCTGCGCTAACAGCTCGTCAAGGTATGACATTATTTTTTACTCCACTTAAATAACCAACTCCACTTCTGCGCGTCCTGCTGCGCTTCGATGCTCAAGATATTCTGCTCCAAGTCCCGCAATGCGCCGTCAATGAACCGCGCTTCGCCGCCCACGCGCCTGGCTGTATCCTCGGCTATTTCCTTTTCTGGAAAGGACACAATACCGCCAGTGCCACGCAGCCAGCCCTGTCCCCTTATCCAAATGCCGTATAGGATCATTTCTTCTTCCCCTCTTTCGGCTGCGGCTGCTGGTTGTCGTAATATATTTTACAAATCATGTCAAAGGTTTCCTTATCCTTCAGCCCACTGTTAGCTAATGCCCGCGCCCGGTTCTTTGCATCCTGCATATCTCCATATACCCGGATAATCTCCTGCATGAATACTTTTATCTGTGGATAGTCCATTAGTACACCTCACATAAATATTTGAATAGGGACATTCAGCCCGGACGCAACATAACGCAATGCGTCACAATAATGATACGTTTCCTTATCCTTTATCTTTTCGGTCGGCTGCCCGTTTACGTCCAACTCGCGGCTGTACATGCCGAGTTGGTCTATTATACCCGTGCAATTGCTAAAAATAAATAGCTTGCGATCTTTCAACAAAGCAATCACCCGGTTTATTCCCGACTCCACATCCCATATCGGCGGCTCTTGTATCGTCAAGCCTGCCGCTGCCCAATCCCAACGCTGCTGTGTTTCCGATTTCGCCCCGCCCCACGCAAGCATATTATTTTCATTGTACTGCCTCACCTCGTCAACGTGCTGCTGGGTTGTCCTGTTTCCTTCCAGCCGCTCACGGTACAGGTAGTAAAGTTTACTCTCCGGGTCTTGTGCTATCCATACATTACAGGTATGCACTGCTCCAAAGTCAACGCCAAGATACCGCGCCCAGCCTGCGGGAATATCGAACGGCGGGATGATATGCAACTGACTAAAGTCCTCGTAAATCATTCCAGCCGGGCGGCTAAATTCACCGTTGTAAAACATGTTGAACTTCCACGCCGGCAATGTTCGTTTTGCCCGCTCATATTCTTGCATGGGGAAGGACGGGTTCATCGTTGACTTGAATTGGATTACCTGGATGTCAGGGTCGCCACCCACCCACCTATCGAATATCTGTGTTTTTAGCCAACCCAAATTATACGGCGTTGTACCAGCCAACACTCTGCCCTGCGATAAAGACAACCGGCGCAGGATTGCTTCCCACGCATTTACTTTTACACTGTCCTGCCCGCACTCATCGAACAACGCACCTTTTGCGCTTGCGCTTTCCAGTCCACCTTCGGCATCCGCACTGCGGCAAATGATACGGGTGAACATGCGCGGCTTGTATTCGCGGTATATCGTCTTTTCGGACGCGCTGTACTGCCAGCCGAAAAGATGGACAAAGTAATTTTGCAACTCCGGCATGAATTTCATTTTCAACAAGTCATAAGTGCTGGTTACTGCGAGGTAATCCCCCTCCCCCTTATTTCTTATTTCCCGGTCAAGCCATATTGGATGGAACGATGTCTTTCCAGATTGAGTCCCGGCAATGATGAATATAAAACGCTTTGCGCTATCCATTGCCTTTGATTGTCCGGGATGCAAGGACAAGGATAGTTTCACGCCGTCATAATTAAGTAGATTCGTCATAGTGTTTGATTATCTCGATTATCTGCGGCGGCTTCAACGCCTCCCCCCCGCTGGTCACGTCCACCTGCTCAGTGAGTATCTTCGGGTCAAGCACCTGTAACGCGAGTTTATTATGCGCGGGGTTGCGGGATGTCCACAACTGGCGCAAGGCTGCGTCCAGCCGCGTCATTTCTGTATCGCCCGCGCCTATCAGTTCGGCGGCTATCGCCCGCATGTGCTTCCGCATGGCTACCGCGTCTTTTGGTACGCCAGACAATCGGCGGCGAGGGTCAAATCCCTTTTTGAATTGTCCCGATTTCGGCGGCTTTTTATACCCTACCTTCTCAGGCTCAATTCCCTGTAAATTCGCAGTATCTGTGGGATTTTCGGGGTCGGTCATAATATCGCCTCTCTGATATGCCGCGCAATACTCCGCATGAATAAAGGCGGGACGCTGTTGCCGATGCGCGCCCATGCTTCGCCATAACTTCCTGAAAAAATAAAATTATCGTAGTATGTCGCAATTCTTTTAACTTCGCTTTTTGGCTTGTCGCTCGTGTCAGTTATCTTTTTTACCATTGCCATTCCTACACTCCGCGCACTCTGCCAGATGCTTCTTTATGCGCTTCTTCCAAAACAGTCGGCGCAATTCCGATCTGCAATTGCGCTGTTTGTTCTTTAGTTTCCATAGTTCAATGCACGCCATGCCGGTATTATACCGCAAACCTATACAAAACATTGACAAAGAGTGAAAAAGGTTGGTATGCCAGATGAGGCAGTTCAGTTCTTTACCACATTCGGCAACGGAAATCTATCGGCAGGCGTCCGCAAGGCATGGGAACGCCTGAGTAAAGAAAAGGAAAAATGACATGAAGTGGTAGTATTCCTACCAGAAAACCCGCCGTGAGGCGGGTTTTTTATTTAATCCGTCATGTGACGGGGTTTTTCTTTTTCTGCAATCTTGATTCAATCCTGCTCAACCGCTCATTCATAACCGCCAGGACTTTGTTTATCGCTTCCAATGCCTCGACATGGCGCAGTTCCATTTGATGCTCAAATTCCATTCGCTTATCCTCCCTATCCTGCTCACGCTCACCCATCTTGATGCGCGACGGAAACCATTTACCCGCGACGGGCAGCAACCCGTCGCGGACAATGTATAAAATCAAAAGCCCCCAAAAACCAACACGCTCAAAGTCAATCCCGGTGAGCGACATAAATTAAGGTTGACCGTTATCCAGCCCAGTGCCAACACTGTACAAACCGAGCGCGGCAACCGTCGCCTGTACCGCTTCCAGCAACGTCACGCCGCCGGTGTAGTACCCGCCCCAAATTGCAACCAGAGAGGCGACCAACGCCCAAAACTTCCGTGATTGTAAAAGCTGTTTGATCTTATCCATGACTTTACTCCTTTTTTGCTACAAATTTTATGCCGTGCTTCACGGCGTATTCAGCGGCAGCAACCGGGTTCCCCTTTGCGATCCGGCGCAGTTTGTTATGTTCGCGCCGTTTCGCTGCGCGATACCGAGCGCATTTATCCTTATTCCTGCCTGCCTTCTTACTTCCGGTTTTTACTGCCATTGCCCGCATTATACCCTATTTGACAACAAACTTATCACGCGGCTGGCGTTCAGTCATCCTCAATACTGCGCCGCAATGAGGGCAGTTGCCGCTCCGGTACGCATATCCCGCAGGACTCCGCCATATCCGCGAAAAATGGAAATCATCAACCGCAACCAGGCAGCGCGGGCAGGTATACTCACCCTTCTCGATGTCCCTGTACATGTCAATATATAAATCAAATCGCGGGTGGGTTTTCATCCATCCGCGAATTCTGAGATAAATATCCTCTGTAATATAAACGTCGTTGACGTTGTATTCGTTCATCTTTTTCAACGCTCGTTTCTTTCCCGCTTCGCAATCATCCCACAAGGTTATGTCAGTGTGAATTTTACCGGAATATCCAAGTTCCTGAGCCAGGAAGTCCAAAGCATACGAAGGCGGACGGCAGACCTTTTTATATTCCTTTATCGTATCGATTGACCTGTATACATTGTTCGGCGGCAGGTTGTATTTTATGAAAAACCAGTTCAGCATTTTTATATCGAAGGCATCCCCGTTATGTGTGATGACAAAATCCGCCTGTTTCATCAATGCGTAAACACTTTCAACAACCCGCCGATCATCCCGCGCCTTTGCCTCTTTTGGTGTAACAATATCGCTTTTATGTTCCGCGCTGAACAACCACTTTGCCGCCCACCCTAGTATGTATTGATTTTCTACGATCTGTTTCCACCCCACATATTGCTTGCCAGTCCTGAAAATATTGACCGGCATCCTGGATGTTTCAATATCGAAAAGCAAAACGCGTGGGGCTTCAATGCGTGAAAACCACGCCGAACAGACCTGGCAGTAAATCCGTTTCAACGCATATTTATTACTTCTCGTGATTATGATGTCCGGCGATTTACAATGTGGACAATTCAAGTCGCTGCGCCTCCCGCGCAATGG